AGCTCCAAAACCAGCGTTTGTCTGACCTACGTTTGGGTAGCCTGATCTATCCACACCAACACGTTCGTCAGAGTTATCAGTATGATAGTGTGTAGGTTGCGCACTTGTTCCGCTTCTCCACCCCACTTGACTCAATCCGTTCTGATCTATCAGAAAGATGCCATCACCATATCCCGCAGCATCTATCACGCAAAAATAAGAATAGCCCCCACTTAGCTCTGCATCAAAACCTGAGTTAGACAAAACCGTACTGACGCCAACGGAGTCATTTATGGCTGGCTTTGTGTTTATGCCAGAAATACGAGGAGTGTTTACGTTAGATCCGTCAAAAACCTGTGGCTGTATAGTTGTGCTGGTTTGAGAGAGGTCAATTCCGTTTGGCCCCTGATCATACCAGACCTTTACGTACCCGTTCACCCCAGATCCGCAAAATTCAGAAATAGCATCTACGTCTACGACATCATTTGCGTCAAAGTAAATATCTGTTTCTTGGTCGTCACTATCTCTCCTTATAGTGAGTGCTGGACCGCTGTATGTAGATATCAGTCTACGCAAAGAATAAAACGCGGCAATATCCGTTTGATCATCTAGAAAGCGATTAACAGCAACTGGCCTGCTTGAGGCAACTGATTGAAAAAAATTACCCATTATGGCGTGACTTCTCTTTCTCCAGTTAACGTATAGACATTTGAAGCTGTGCGTTTCAAACCTATAACAGAGTATTGACCAGACGTCTTCAGCGTCTCTGTGCTGTTTATTGTTACCCCTGTATCTGCAACAACAGTTACAACACCTGTACCTCTCTGCTCTATTACGAATTCAGCATATGCATCATAAGCAGCAGAGGCTGGCACTGTTAAATCTATCGTTGATGATGAATTGCACACTAAGTACTTTGTCGTGTGAGAGCTGGACAGGGTGGTGTCTGCTGTTATCTCTACGACGTCAAAAGTGGTGCCGCTTGGACCCTGTACGCCTTGTGGACCCTGGGGTCCAACAGCAGAACCAGGAAGCGACTCAACTTCAAATAAAGCTTGAGTAGCATACACAGCACCAGTAAGAGTAGAAGCATCAAAATGAAACACCTCCACGTAATCGTTTGCAGAAAGCCTCACCACACGAGTTACATTGTTGCTGTTCTCGTTTTGGCCGTTTGAAGCACGTATATACCCGTAACTTTCGCCTACAAGATCCGTGGTTCCATTAACCCTAAAGAAAGTTGTAGGAGTGATTCTTGCGCTACCAGAATAAAAAGACAGATTTGCCGTCAGTCTATAAAGGCCATCCTCAGAAACCGTTATCCTATTGTTGGTGGTGTCAGCAGTAAGGCCAGACCCCTCGCTGTCATCCGCTGTGTTGAACGCTGTCTTTACAGGTGTTGCGCTAGTGAAGTCTTGTTGGCTTGCACCTCCCTGAAGCACGTCGCTTCCCATCTTAAGGCTGAGGTAGTCAATCGTAGTACTTACAGATACTGTAACATCCCCCAGTCCGTTACTGGGAGACAACCCAATACCAGAGCCAGCTACGATAGATGTAACCCCGCCCTCAATGGTTCCTGGTTCCCATTGACTGGCTGCGTTGTCCCAAACCAAAGCCTGACCGTCAACAGGTGCTACTGTAGTGGTGTCTACGTCGTTGAGATCATCTATGCTGCCTACCGTGCTTCCTGTGGGTCCTGTCACTCCTTGCGCACCTGTAGGTCCTGTCACTCCTTGCGCACCTGTAGGTCCTGTCACCCCTTGAACTCCCTGTATGCCTTGAATTCCCTGAGCGCCAGTAGGTCCAGTAGGCCCAGCCACTGTTGAGTCGGAACCAGTAGCCCCTGTAACCCCTGTTGGACCTGTGGCTCCTGTTGGGCCTGTAGCCCCTGTTGGACCTGTAACGGTTGAGTCAGCGCCCGTAGCTCCTACATCTCCTTGTGGGCCAGTAGGTCCAGTTGCGCCTGTAGGGCCTGTAGGGCCTGTAACGGTTGAGTCAGCGCCCGTAGCTCCTGTAGGGCCAGTGGGTCCTGTAGTACCTTGCGCACCTTGATTTAAGTTCAGGGTTACTTTAGGCATTATACAGTTGTTGAGATATCCTCTTTTACTATGAAGTTTCCTTTGAGGATAGTTGTAACGTTCTCAAAATTATTGGCTATGTACTTGTACTGAAGATCATAAACGAAAGTACCCACGGGCAAAGCAGCTGTGTTGGCAGCAGTAGCCCTTAGGGTGACATTACCGCTGTCGTCTTTGTTTTCGAAAACAAAAATAGGGGAGTCCGCTTCTTTGTCTTTTGGCACCTCTTGAGTAGAAGACTCTTTAAGAGAAGAGGCAGCAACCAAACTCCTCTTGGGGGCAGCAGAAACCTGACTGGTTTTAGTTACTCTCCTAGAAGATGCAGTAGAGGACGGGGTTTTTACTTGAATGACAAACTCGTAGTTGTCAGTCAAAAGAGGTAGGTTGTTTCCCGCGTTATCCTTTATATTTAAAGACAGCTCGAACGAATCACCACGCCTAATAGTGATGTCTAGTTTTTCAGATACGTCTAAGTTTGCTTTGCTTGCCATGTTACCCTAGTAGTGAGTTTACAATATTGTCTACGCTATCTCCAGATTCTGGGAGTTCGCCTCGCTTGCCTTGGCGTTGAGAAAGGAGTTTGCTTTGCTCAGAAGCCTGTTTCTTAACCCTGTCGTCTTTTCTGTCTTCTTTAAGTACCTCAAGCTTTTCTTTGAACTCTTGTTCTTCGGTTCTAAATCCAAGTGTAGCTTGGGCCTTGATAAGCTCGATCTCCTTTCTAAACTGATGTTTTACTTGCTCTAATTGAGCCTCAAGCTGACTCTTAAGTTGCAATTGCTGGGCTTCAAGTTGGGACTCCATTTGCATTTCCTGCATCTTGGCTTGAGAGGCCGCTTGCGCAGCCTGTTGAGCCTGTTGAGCCTGCATCTGAGAGTTTTGCATTGCCATCTCTTGCTGTTTGGCCATTCTTTTCTTGCGGCGGACGACAAGAAGGCGCTCCGCTTGATTGACATCCTTCATGTTTCGGATCGCAATCGCATCTTCGATGTCTAGCTCTTTTTGTTGAAGAGACATCTGGATATTCTGTTCAAGATACGCCCTGTCTTGATCCTCCATTTCTTTTACTACCTGTACCCCGAAATTGTACATCGGAAGGTCCTTAAATGAAGAAAGGACAGACATGTTTTCTTTGCCTACGGCGTTCTCGTAAATTTTATAAAGAACAGATTCAGCGGGAAGAATTTGTATGCATTTTACGATGTCCTCACACACCTTCTTGTAAAGAATCATGGATGCATTAGTGATGTCGTAGATGGCATTATTGCCAGCTGCGATAGCGTTCTGCTGCACCCCTACAAGCGTATCGCCCTTCGGAGTGGAGGCATCCATCATCTCGTTTATTCCCGTGGTGTCTCGGATCATTCGGAGATAATGGTTGTACAAACCGATCAGCTCATTGATGTTTCGAATGCTGTTGCCTATCTCTCGAACAGGAGGGTTCTGGAATCCACCCTCTGGGTTCTTGCTTCTGTAGTAGAAGACACCCGTCTGCTCGTAGATATCATGGAGGTCAAGCGGCTGGAGCTCCCCACCCTTTCCGAGCTGTACGTTTTCTAGACCTTCGATGTCGATAATCAACCCATCAGGCTTAGCCTTCGCAATGGCCTGCTGAATCTTGAGGTGAGTAAGCTGAAGCATATCGGCAAACCCAGTACAGCTGTCCACCATGGATTTCGGCATCATGTTCCGCATATTGGTAGCGGTCACAGAGTAAGATAGCCTAGCTTTTGAAATATCATGCACATTTTTAGGGATGTTCCTCACCATCCCATAGTTAAAGATGAGGTCGCACCCATCCATGATGTAGCTTCCACCGTAAACTGTTGCCACCTCCATTTTGTGAGGCTTTCTTTCAAAAACACTGCCTTGCTTCTCCTCATAGCCAAACCCCTTCATGAAGAAATTCACGTTTCCAAAGCGGTTTTCTTTTTCTTCAAAATAGATGCAGTCAACTGAGATGAACTCAAAATCTAAAACATCTACCATGTACTCATCGTACCCATACTCTTGTCGCATCATGCGCTGGTTGTACGAGTGCCTGTTAAAAGCATTGGGGTCGTTACCTTCTTTGTTTTTGACTGACTTGGCGATCTTTTCGAAGTCCTCTTCTGAAAGCTCGTGCCCAGCAATTCTCTTTAGCTCTTGAATTGAAATGGACTTGACATGACCAGCATATATCATGTCGTTGAACCCAGGGTCTTCTGTGTAGCTATGAATAAACTTAGCTGGGTCTACATAATCAGTCTTAATGCCTTCGTTAGGGTCGTTGCTTCTTTTTACGACCGCCATGCCGAGCGAAACCAAGTCGTTAACGCATCGACGCAAAGTGCTATCATTAAAGTCATTCCAGGATAAGGTCATGTTTGTGCCAATCTGAGCGGCGATTTCCGCATCAGTCTTGACATTGGTACCCAGGAGGATTTCAGCCTCCTCTAAAGAATCAGGCAGTTTATCGGGGTCGTCCCCAATTACCATGCCTGTGTTTTCTTTTAACTGCTGTAACTGTTTTTTTGCTTCTACTTGAATCTCTACTCTTCGTTTTCGATTGTTTTTTTCCGAAGACGAAAGAGGGTCAACAGCCTCAAGGTTTGGGTATGGGTTTCGAGAGAGGATTTTGTTTACCACTACCCGAACAAACTTTGGAAGCACAGGAACTGGAGTATAATCCAGGTTCATAAGGCTGCCATCCCCGTCATTAGGATTAAGAGATCGCAGCAATTTTTTATAAATGTTCGTGTCCTGAGTACCGTTAGCGTAGTCTCGGCTTCGCTCAAAAACAACATTGCGCTTCCCGTACAAAGAAGTAGCGCTTGTAATCTTACCCCACTGAGACTCAATAGCTTTTGCGTACTTAATCCCGTAGTCCTTGCTTTTTTTTACTTCTGTGTCTGCAAGCGGGTCAGGAAAAGAGCCTTTACGTTTGTTGTTTGTATTGTTCATGTGTCTGATGGAGCTCTACGCATATTCTGCAAATATAGCAAATCCATCCTAGACCTTGTATTTCCTGAAAAACACCTTTTCCGTAAAGTCTGCCTTTGGTTTTTCTTTTGTTTTTTGAGCAGCAAGTAAAGCCAGCCCTGAGCTAATAGTCAAGTCAAACTTGGTACGCTTGTCTATTTTAAAACCTATCCAATCTTCTAGCGTCTTATTAAAATACATATTGCCTACCTCGCCTGTTTCATGGTTTATACCGACGCTTTCGTGAATGTATTTTTCTATGGACTGGGCATGTGATTGAATCACATCTTGCGAGTTAGAGGGGATACCTTTTGTCTTTACGTTGACATGCGATGAGGAACTCATTAAGTGTTTTGGTCGATCCATTAAGTAACCGTCGTAACCTCTTGATTCAAAGTATCTTGCAATACCATACTTGTTGTTTTCTATAAGTAGCGGATACCCGTAGAAAAACGCACACATCAATACGTCCTCATAGAAAATGCTCGCCAGATCTGGACGCGAAGCGTATTCTACAACAAACATGTTTGAAGGGCGATTCATGCTAAACTTGTTGTACATATGTAGAGCTCCTTTCGAACCCCTCCCGTCTACTGTGGCGTCCAAGTCATAGGAGTCAACTCCTCCGCAGCCGTAGTTGCCAAACGGGGGCACTTTTTTGCCTCTCTCCTGACGTATCACATTTCTTTCGCTGGGGTCTGGCATCCAGCTTACCCTGAACCTGCCGTTCGGAGTAGGTGAGAACACCACCTCTTTGTCTTTTTGTTTCCAGGTGAAGTTGCCCACTACGACTGGATTGGGATACAGCTCTTCGTTGTGCTCAATCTGTTGGTAGATCTTGCCAATGTTGAACAGGCTACCCTCGATGCTGTCCCTGAATGCTTCGTCTTCAGTAAATGGGAACTGGCGTGTTACCTCGTTAAGCTCAGAGGGGTTGTCCTTAAATGACTTCCGCTCGTTTTTAAGGTATGTCTTGCTTCCTATCTCTATGTTGTCCGCGTCTATACCGAGGACTGCGCTTTCAGGATCTTCTACAACGGCATTACCATACTCATCAAAGAACCCCTCTAGCGCTTCATACGCAGGGATAAAAATACGGTATAGCCCAGATCGGGTCCGCCCGTTGTTGTTTCGCTCGTTAGGATCAGAATCATACCACAGCCCCTTGTATTCCTCCCCGCCTTTGTTCATAGGGTTCACCGTGCTGCCTACCAGGGCTTTACCCACTACCTTTCTACCAACGATAAGGCATGTACGCTCGATGCGCCACGCCTCTCGGATATCGGTAGGCTTTTCCCACTTGCCTGCCTCATCGAGATACAATAAGTGCAGTTTCTCGCCATCGTATGCGTTGTTCGTGGTGTTCTTCCAGTTAATTACTGTATTGAGTGCATCTCCCCTGAAAGAAGTCTTGTTGTTCTTCGTGATGCGCTTCGACGGCTCACGGAACGCCAGCTCCATACGAGGGTTTGTGGTACCGTCCTGGATAGGCTTAAAGAAGAAGGGATAGCCTCTAAAAATAGAGACTACTTTTTTCATGAAAATATTTTCCTGGGCGTCTTTACCAGTCTTCGACTGAATCCCCAAAAGCTTCTCTTTAACTTGGCTAGCTTCGTCAACAAGGACAGCAGAGCATACATTAGTGTAGCCAGAACGACGACACTTAGTATATAGCTGACCGAAACAACGGGGATCAGCTTCACAAGCAGCCATGTGGAGAAAGATTTCCCTTTGGAAAGCGAGGTATGATGGGTATCCGATATCAATTTTAGACCATTGTAGAAACATATAGTGTCGCCCTGTAATATACGTAGGTTCCCCATTATTGTAAAACCACACACCGTCGCGCCTACGCTGAAACTCTTGTTCGATGTAAGCACGAAACTTCTTTCGAAACTCGGCAGGTTTTTCGAGCCACTCATCCATACTGCGAATCCTTTGCAGTTCTTCGGGCATAGCGATGCGTTGCCACATCTGCATTGCTTTTGGTTTGTCATGGAAGAGAATCTCCGATCGCTTTGGTTTCTTTGGGAGTACAACGAGTAACCCATGGAGTTCGATGATGTCTCCCTCTGTACCGTTAGGGTCGATCTTAATCCCTTTAGTTTCATAGCCTTCTATGTCAATCAGCACGGACATCAGTAGCTCTGGCCGTGAGGGTTCATCCTGCCCAGGGCTGCTACGCCTTTCTTGGGGTTAGTAAGTTTCATCTGAGCTCCGCATTCGCATTGACCTTCCACGTAATAGGTCTCCCCGTCTTTTACTTTCATAGTAAGCGATCGCTCAAAGCGCTCCTTACCACATTCTGGGCAATGTAAGTCTGGCATGTTATTTAATTTAATTCGTACACCCGACAGGATTCGAACCTGTGACCGTCTGCTTAGAAGGCAGATGCTCTATCCAGCTGAGCTACGGGTGCATTTCTTTGTCAAAAGTAATATTCCAAATGTGAACATTCCAACAATCATTAAAATGTT